TAGTAGTAGCCATAACAACTCCTAAGAATTAAACCCCTATGCGTGAAAAATGTTCATCAATGAAACGGTCGCAACAGTGTACCCAATAGCTAACCCATCTTTAAACAACAGGCCTTCGTCAGGGATAGTATTATCTACTGTAGCATGGTCTGTACCAATAGTTTGGGCTTTGAAAACAATGGTTCCATCTTCTGGTGTTCCATTATAAAAATCAACTAACCCTGCTGTTCCTGCAGATACAATAGAAGTTCCTACAAGCCGAACTCTGCCACCGCCTCCCGCAGCTTTTGCACACAAACTTCCTGAACCAACTGTGATGTTTGCAGCATACTGAGCAGAACATTCTACGGCACTAACTGTGACAAATAACTTAGCACCTGCTACTGCTTCAGCAGACCCAGTTGAAGTTATTACTTCAGTCATAGCATTTCCGAAAACATCGGTGCCTGTTATAGTACAAGTTTTGTTGTTGTCGCCAGTTCCAGCCGTCGTGACAGTTACATTTCTAGCACCACCACCTAAGAAGGTAGTTGCCGCCATCGTCGCTGATGTATTTGGTCGAGCTGCTGTAACTAACCGATCTGGATCGGCTGCGTTTTCATCAGTTATAAAGACGACTTGTACGTCTGATCCTGCCATTTTAATCTCCTATAAAACATAGGCGGGGCGTTAACCCCGCCAAATTAAACATTAGGCTGCGAAAAGAAACGTACCAGTAGTACCCGCGCCAAGATGCTGAAGGTTATACGAGACATTCCATTTTCCTGCTGTCGCGCAAGTAAAGTAGATGTAAGAACCAATGCTCATTAAATTTGTTGTTGCATTCGCAGGAGTAAACTTCAATAAAGTTTCACCCGAAGTAGACGTATCAAACACAACTGCGCTGCTTGTACGGCTTTCAATAACGCTGCCTGTTTCATAAGAATCAGTGCCCGCGCAATCAAAGCTCAAGAAAGCAGTGCCACCAGTAGTGTCTACGGATTGAGCGTGGACAACAACAACACCTACTGTCGCTGCTGGCAGAGTAGTAATCTGCTGTGCGCCGCCAGTGAATGGGTTGATGTTAATTCCAGCAACGTAAGTAACAGTGCCAGACGTGGCTTTAGCAGTTACAGTTAGACCTTTCATCGTGGGGTTTGCGCCAGACAAAACAGACCCAAGAACCGTAAGGTCGCCGCCTACAGAAGCACTGGTGGAATAAGTTGAATTTGTAGTATCACCGCCTGTACTTGCGTCAGTGGTGATTTTAGTGAAGCCGTTCCGTGAGCGGACTGCACCTTGGAATGTTGTATTACCCATGTTTGTCTCCTTGTCGTGGGCTATGTCAATTACATCATGTAATTGTCAAGAGATATCGTCATCTTACATAAAAAAAGAGCAGCTGACAAGCTGCTCTTTTCAAGTTTATTCGTAACAGAATTAAGCTCCTGGAGAACCAAACACACAACGTGGGTCTGAAACACCAAAGCTATAACGCTCACGGGCCTTATAACGAACATTGCCTGTATCAAAATCGCCTTCCATAGACGTTTTGACAGCACTACGCTCAAAATGTTTAAAGCCGTTAGGTGCATCCGTTTTAATGAAAAATGCGTCAGTGTCGGTTAAGAAGTGATTTACTACATAACCGTCTGGCAACATACCCATATTACGGAGTGCATTGATATCATTGTCTGCTGTTCCTGTACGCAGATTACTTGCCATCAAACGCTCAGCTACAAACTGAAGTGCTGGTGGGATAATCATTTTGCGTCCTTGCAGAGCAATTTTCAGTCCACGCTCATCGATAAATGCAGAGATGTCAATTAACGACTGCTCTAAAGATGTTTCGTTAAGGTCAGCAGCAGTAGCCAGCTCATTCCGAAAATTCCCACCGCCATTAGTCGGGTGGTCAGTCGCGCAAAGCTCTTTACCGTCGCCATAAGTTACTGTGCTAGAGAACGCATTGTTCAAAACAGCAGCAGCTTTAACCTGCTTAGTGTTTGACATTGAACGAGCCAAAGCACGAGTGTAACGAGAACTGAGTCGATCGTAAAGGTTATCCTCTACAGCCTCTTCCGTAATCGCAAACGCTAGAGCTATTGTTTCGTGTGTGTAACGAGCCGTGAAAGACTCATTAGCTATGTCAAATGAAACCGCAGAACCTTCTCCTTTAACAGGAGCAGCACCAAAGCCACTTAGCATTACTTCTTCTTCAAACGCTCGGTCTGAAGACTCAGTTTCGAATATTTCAGCGTGTTCATTGTCATACCTGTCATACTCCAGTCCGAATAGAGCATTAAGTCCAGGCTCTAATTCTTTAAGGAGTTGGGATCTTGCTATAGCCATATCTTTATCTCCTTATAGACCAGTTGTATCGAGGTGAAACGGCAGATTTAGTTTAACTAAAGCTACTACCCCCGCTGAGGTGAAATCAATATCAGCACTATCTTTAAAGCCGATAATTCGAAAGTTGTCGGTGGCAGTTGTTGCACCCGCAGACGCAACAGACAACTCACCAGATGAGATACCATTTGCGTGTTCGGTGCCAAATCCTGCGCCTTCAGCATTAGAATGAATTAAAGCTGTTGCTGTAGCAAGATTTGTTAAAGTAGCATCGCATTGAAGTTCAAAAACCTGAAAAGGATCATCATAAACAAACACAGTAGCTTCTGTGCCTGATTTTAATGAGGCTGTTGCAGGATAATTGTTGTCAAATCGAGGCTTGCCGTTGAGGTCGATGTATTCACAACCTGCCATAACACCTAAGATCGCCACTGAACCACCGTCTGCTGCACTTACAGATACAAGACCGTTTGTAAGAGGAATTACCATGTCACCTTGAAAGATGGCACTGGAAGATCCTGCTACTCCTGCAATTTGTACTTTGTAAGCCGTTAAACCGTTTCCGTTCGGTGTTGACCCTAATTTATTATGAGGCCGCAGTCCAAAAGGGGAATCTATATTCGCCATGGATTAGTCTCCTAAAAAATATTACTCGGAAGATTTGTCTCCTCCGAAGGTTACACGAGATTGCCTATCAGGTTTGCTAATAGGCATGGATGGGTGTTGCTCCCTCATAAGATCGTTGTCAACTGCATCCATTTGATCATTAGTTTGACCTTGGAAGTAAGCCGATCGTTGACTAACTGTTTCTTTAGGGATTCTTGCGAGTACTAGACCACCAACTCCAATAACACCTGCGTGTTTACCGTCTTGGACGGTAGGAGCTTCAAAGTCAGGATACTCATCAGCACGAACTAATTCAAAGCCTTCGCGTAGCCGAGCAGAAAGGTTCTTCTTATCATCGAAACCCATGACTGTTTCACGGACCCATCGATGAACGTAGCCCTCTGGGGGGTTAGGAGCGTCTAATTGTGACGGTGGAGCCCACGGTTTATTGCGGACTGTTTTTTCCCTTGTTTGGGAAGAGCGTGGGCTTCGATCATTCATAATTTATCCTCACGTATTCTGCATACGAGATTTTTGTCTCGCATATTGTTCATAAGATACACCAAGCTTGTCAGCGATTGCAACCTCTGATTTTGTTAGCTGTATTTTTTGTTTGCCTCGTTTTTGTCCACCACGACTTGCCGAAGCAACCGCAGGACCACTTTGACGGGTAGATGCACCAAACTTATGGGGGAACTCTTGCCTGATCCGCCTGTCTATTTCAGTATAGTAATCATTACTGTGGGGGTCAAACCCTTCAGTTTCTACTAAAGTCTTATGAATAGAAAATGCAGTCAAAGTCATCGGTTCGTCTGAGCCAAACCAATCATTTTTATCTGCCCATGCGGTAGCTTTAGGGTCAGCGGGGGTAGCTCTAGGTTGAGCGGGTTGTTGTTGCAAAGGCTGAACAGGCTGAAGAGCTCGTTGCTCTTGTTGCCGTTTGACCATAGCAAGTTTGTCATTATTAGAAGCTACACCTGCCAGTTGACTTTGAGCTTCAACTTGAGCATCAACATCGCCACGGTCAATAGCTTCTTTTAAATTGTTCCTATAGAGTTGGTCTTGCAACTTTACCCTGTTGTCAAACTCTTGAACAAAAGAAGAATCTAAAGAAGCATTTTTCTTTTGGCTTTCTTCTAACTCTTGTTTAGCTGATTGAGCATACGTTAACGCTGCTTGCTCACGACGTTCAGCTTCACGCATTTTAGCAGTTAGCTTACTGATACGTTTTTGAACACCATCGCTATACTGCTCCAGCTCATCGCTTGACTGTTCAGGTTTGTCGGCAGTTCCTTGTTGAGAATCGTCCTCGTTTTCAAGAACTTCAACTTCTATTTCATCTGAGTCTTTATCCTCAAGTTCCATTTCTTGATCTTCTTTTTGTGCTTTTTGTGGCATGGTTACTCCATGAAATTAAAGGTGCAATATATCATCAGGATTATTAATGCGAGCTATAATCTCGTCATCATTGAGAATGCGGACTTCTCCTCCTTCAATTTTGAATCTACTACCCGCGTATCTGCCGAACAACACCCAATCCTTTTCTTTACACCAAGGAATAGTATCTTCGCCAAATTTGTTAGAGTCATGGTACGCAAGCGGACCAACTCTCAATACATACCCACATACAGTGGCAACTGCTTCTCGTTCCCGGACTTCATCAGGGACAATTATACCGCCCATCGTTTGTTTCTTACCTTGGTACGGCAAAATCAAAAGACGCCAACCTGTCGGTTGCGGTAATTTATCTAGAGCGCTGTCGGTGAGTTTAGAAGGTTCTAAGTACCTGTCTTCTGCAGATACATAAGCTTTTTCTAAATCGCCTTTTTCTTCTTGTTTTTGTTTTTTATTCTTCTTAGCAATATAATCAGGCACATATAGTGTTTTTGTCATACTTTATTTACTTTCTCTAGCAGGTCTTTTAAATCCTGTTCTGTTTGGGCAAGCTCCCCGAGCCTAGCTCGGAGCTCCTTGAAGGCGGTAAAATCTGATACGGGGCCAAAACATAAAGCCTCTTGAATCAAACTTTGCCGATCACGAACATTTTTAAGCATATTCTCATAAATGTAAAGCTCATTCATGTAAGTAACTCTAAAGCTTTTTGTCGGGTCTCAAGGTTTCTGCGTGACCAACCTTTTCCAAAAGTGTCAAATGTCTTCAACCCTTCATAAAAGCCCTGCCGTTTGTCGTGCATTTTGTTAATCATTTCTTTAGGATCATGCTGCTCTATCAACTTTAAAGTTAATGGGCCAATGCCTCCATCTTGCGTTGCACCGATAATCCCCTGCAAAGCTTTAGCACTTCGTCCTGGACCAGAGTTTACTGCCCAATCAAAAACTGACCAGTCTAACCCGCTAGGCAAATGATCGCACTTACATTTATCCCAATAATCATTTCTATAGATCGGGGCAACTTGTTCAACTGTAAGATCACGCATATCTTTTTCAGTTACTTTCTTGCCCACCCACCTTTCATAAACCCGCTGGGTAACCCCAAGGTTAGTCATACCTCCTGGATCGCGGGGGTGGTTAACAAAACCCCCCTCATGTTCTAAAAGCATTCCCAAACATTTATCAAAATTGTCTATCATTTAGTCAAACCTTTTTGTTTCTCATAAGTTCTTAAACCACCTAAACCGAGCATACCCATTAATACGGTCATCAAACTACTCATATCAAATTCAGGCAGGGGTGGGATAGTTGCTCCTGAAAGCCCTACTCCAAATAAAATCAAAGGTGTGAGAATAAAATGGTACAACAAAGCAATTCCACATATCCAACCAACAAAAGGTCTCCAACCGCCTTTAAACAAACTGCCCGACGCAGCCTCAGCTTTGTTTACCTCTACTTGAGCTAAAGACATTTGCTGTGCATACTTATCGCTCATCGTTGCGATTTCATGGGCTAGTTTAGCTTTTTGGTCTTTATCTTCTATGAATTTATCTAAGATACCCGTGACAGGACCTACCAGTGTATCAATCAATCCCATTTATTTTTCCTCAAGTCACTTTTTTAGTTGGCTTCTGTTTTACAATAGTCTTTAAAGTTCTGGCTTGTTTAGCATGAAGCTTTGAAGCTTTGTTCAAGCCTTTAATAACTCCTCTAATTTTCTTCTTTGACATTTGTTTTCCTCAGGTTATTTTAATATACATTGTTTTCAAATTGTTGGTACTGGGGAGAGTTGAAAAAACTAGAGGGGCTAACTCCTTGACCTTGCAATCCCCCTTGCAAAGAAGCAAGACCTTGAAGAGACCGCCGAAAAAAATCATTTTCGGACTCCATAGGGTTAAAAGTCCCGCCACCCATACCTTGCATTGAAGAAGAGTTAGGAAAAGTTTCATCAGTCAACTGTTGCACTTCTTGTACATAAGGCTGTATTTTTCCCTGCATTTCTTGTTGGTGTTTCTGTTGCATCTGTTGCAAAAAAGGTTGAAGATATTGTTCTATCCCACCTTGACTCATTAAAGGTTGACCCATCATGCTCGCATCAAATTGCGAACTTGTCAAAGCGTTCCTTTGCTCGTTCGGGTCTGGGAAAGGCTGGGTGACTACTTGAGGTGTGGGCGATTCAGACATATTAGCAGGATAAGGTCCGCTGGGTCCCATACCGCTGTGTGGATACATTGCCATTTCAACTATACCTTCCTATTCTTTATCAAACGCTATAGAACTTTTCTTGTTATCTGCTTTTGCAGAATACGCATTGAATCCCATAAACGCGGCAACCACACCTGACGCTGCAATCACATATACTGATGCGATATCCGTAATCAACGCAGCTGCCTTATCAAAGCCCAACACTGAGGCAAACAAAATAATAAACGGATAAACCAACATACCCATTAAAGCCAAACCCGTAAACCGACGTTCTGCATTTCGTTTCAGATCTTGGTCAACAATAACAAGCCTACGATCTTCTAACGCAAGTTTATTCCACTCACTCCGTTCAATCGTGCCATTCTTATCTAGATCTGCTTTGTCAAACTCTGTCATGTCATGTACGCTTTGCCAAAACCTTTTTTAGCAGACCGCACCCCTTGGGGTCTGGCTACTTTTTTCTTGCGGGTAGAAGGAGTCTTTACAGATGTTACTACACCACCATGACCCATTTTCACCAACTTAGGCATAGGGATTCCAAATATCTTTTCAAATTGGGCGGGAAACTCTTTAGCAATATCTGATGCCGCGTTTTCATCACCATCTTCTGCTAACTGCACAAGTTGCTTTAATCGTTTTTCCATTTATTTAATCCCTCTAAATTTTACCCCAGTAACCGCAATACCACCACCACGACTAACCCTGTCAGTATCGGCTGAAGGATAGGCATTCCCCATAAACTCAGGTTTTCCACCCGCCGACATCCCCTGACGAGCGACATCCCGAGGTCCTCCATTAGATTTTTTGTTTTCACCAATAATAATTGCAACATGGAGGGCTCCTTCGTCTTTTGCCTTTTTCTTTTTACCAGCCATGACTTCAAGTTATCCTTGTTTTGCGTGTTCCGCGTTTTGCAATCCCAGCCCCACGTTCGGGAGTGCCTAGATTATAACGCACAGGCTCACCCGTCACCGCTTTAGAAGTAGCATCTCGTACAAGGTGTTTAGGGTATTCAATTCTGCGATCCATAGTTTCCGCAGCACCATCTCCGCGACCGCCTTCAGTGACAGTAAGATCTCTTTTACGCCGTTCCCTCTTTTTACGCTCTTCTACTGCTTTTTTGCGGTTGACTACCATAGTTACCCCCTCGTTTGATTTTGTTTCTGTATAGCAATACGGGCTCGCATTTGAGCTATGTCTTCTGTACTATCTATACGATCTTGTCCTAATTGGAAAGTTTGTTGAGCTCGTTGTTGGTCTAGCGCAAGTTTTTGTTGATCGCTCTGTTGATCCGCTTGCATCTCTTGTTCACGTAACTGCAACTCCTGTTCCTTAATGCGTACAAGTGGGTCATCTTCTTGTGCAGGAGGTTGGGCCTTTTGGTATTCAGCAATTAATTGCGCCTGTATTTGAGCAATCATCTTAGCGTGTTCCTCAGGCTGTTGCTGTTGTGCCTGTGGGTCCTGTGCCATTTGTTGATCGTGTGCAACTTGGGCTTTCATACCCAAATGTTCGTAAATATGCTTTTCAAGGGTCATTAAAAGTGGTGGCTGCATTTGTGCAATCTTACTATTCATATACGCAGCGTGTACAGCTATATGACTATCATGATCTTGCTCAGGGAAAGCTTGCATTTGCCCTTGTCCACCCGCTACCTTACTAGCCTCTTGGTTTTCTGTTGACGGATCTAAAGGCTGCGGCTCGGGCTCAGGGTTTAATATCTGTTCAATATTATTCACACCTAACGCTTCATAAACACGCTTATATGATTCATACAAATTGTGTAACTCAGGCGCTGCTTGGGCTAATTTCAACTGTT